CCGTTTTTCCAGGTTGAAATGTCGGATTCCTGGAACAGCAAAAGAACGCCGTCGCCCTCGTCAAGAGGAAATTCCATGTCGAAAAACTTGGACGCGGGGAAAACGACTGGAACTTCCATCAGGCTCGGGATCTCGATTTGAACACCGTTATCCATGAGCATGTTCACGGCGGGCTTGACCGTGGCTGTGTGCGTTCCGGCATCGTACTTTTCCACCCTCGCCGGAAGCGAAGTGTGGACGGCGTACATCGCGGAGCTCAAAAACAGGTCCATCGCTGATTGCATCGACGCCATATATCAAGCCTCCACCAGGTTTAAATCCATCGCGAAAGAGCTGTCCTTGCCAGTACCAACAGCCACTTCCATGCGGTCAACAACGAATAGGCCGTCCACGCCACGGTTAGGGTCGGCAACGTGAACCATGCTGTTGGGGCGCAACTTCGGGAAAACCATCGTTCGCGCCGAATAGGTCTTCTTCATGTTCGTAAAAATCTTGTCAAGCAGCGCGTAGGCGTCGTCGGTATTCTCGGGCGTAAGCTTTATATCCTTGCCTCCCACGTTTGCCGATTCGCCTATCTTGCTTGCAAGCGAGCCCAGATTAGAGTGGGCCGCGCCCACGTAGTCCGTGGTGTCCTGCAAGTTCAGGAGGCCCGATTCTGGGGTGATGTAGGCTATCGAGTAGGAGGAATCCGGATTGTAGCGGAAAACGACCATTTCGGCAAGGTCTACGTAGATTCCTATTCCCTTGGTCTTCAAGTCCTGGGAAAGTTTCTTCATGGCACGGGACACGGGGCCGACAAAAGTCCACCCGCCGGGGAACTTCACTTCTTTAGCCATTTCCTTTCCTTGTGGCACCAGCCCCAATATGGCGCAAATGGAATCTATCACCATGTCGGCGGAGGAATCCTTCGGGAACGACAGACAGACGGGCGTACTGGTGAACGGGCGCGACAATGAACGCAGGGCGATTGAACGGATAACGGTCAGCGTGTCCGTTCCGTCCCTGTAAGTCTTCGAGTCGATGATGTTGCCCTGGTACATCAGGCCCGGTTCGGCTCCCTGCTCGTAACCGGCAAAAAGCGCGACATTCGCGCCGCGTTGCAGGAACTTCGAAATGGTGTCCTCGTTCGCGTTGTGGATCGTGGCTTCAAGCTCGTTGTCGTCAAAGACGCGGGAACGGACACAGCGGGCGTCAATGCGTAACGCCGCCACATCGACCTGCACGCCGTCAGCGTTGCGGGCCTGCAAGATTACCTTTCTACCCCAGAGCATTTGCGGACTCCCATTCCGCCAATTCTTCGGGCGAAATCCAGAACATGCCCCAGGAATCGCCAAGGGCAGAATATTCCGAAAGCGGCTTGCCTTGTCCATCCGAAAGCGGCAAGACGATAATGTCGCCCTTGATGGGGGACAACGCCTTGTGTTCGCGCAATATCGGGAACCGTTCGACAAGACGGAACTGGCCCAATTCGCCGGAATCCGAAGAAACGGTCACGAACCATGCGGAGGCGCGTCCATTCCATAGCAAGCGCAACGTGATAACCATCTGTTCGGGAATAAGTACCTGGAACTTCTGGTCGGCGCTTATTGAAGGGTTGAACGGAATTTCAAGCATTATCTAATCACCCCCAAATATAGCTCATTCATCGTTGACTTGCTAATACTCTTCGCCACCTTCTGTCCCACGTTCACGCCGAGAGCGGATTTCCGGTTGATGTCGCTATCCATGTCCTTCGGCTGCACTTGCGCCGTGACTTCGTGTTCCTTTAGCGAGACGGTGAGAATTTGGCGGAACGAAACCTTTATTTCGAGGGCGTCGCCTGAATCTCCGTTGCGTTCGGTCGAAATATTCGTGATAGCCACATTGTCGTAGACTTCCAACGACGTGACGATTGTCACGGGCTGCTTGGCGTCCATGACGGCTTTCAGGTCTACCCAGGCCTGTTTCGCGCGGTTTTCGAGCTGGTAGTTTTCGGCCTCGGACATCAAGGTCTCGGAATCCTGCAACTCTAGCTGCTTGGCGCGTTCTTCGGCAATTTTCACGGAATGGTTCGTAACGAGGCCGGTTAGCGACCCCTCCTGGAGTTCAAGGAAAATGCCGTCCGAAATTGCGCGTCCGTCTTGCAGGGGGTTTTCGGTGACTTGCGCCGACTTGGAATGATCCTCGTCAAGAATCAGGTCGAGTTCTACGGAACCGACCTTGTAGCCTTCTTTTGGATAGAAAAGACAGACGTGCTGGGGCAAGGACTGTTCGCCCATGACGGTCTGTGCAATAGCCTTCAATACACTAATCATATCGCCCCGATTGCAAATTCTTTGAGTTTCACGTTAAAGGCGGCATCGAAAGCCTGGCGAGAGAGGGCGGAAATATCGAACTTTTCTTGCGCCTTGGTGTTCGCCTCGGTCGCCTTCGTCTGCTTCTTTGTCGCCGCGACACTTTCTTTCAGGCCCTTCTCGATTTCTTCAAATTGCTTTTTGAGTTCTGCCGTGTCGGAAGTCATGGAAGGCGTCTTGACGGCTCCGGATTTCACTTCAAATTCCAGGCCGGTCATTTCCTTGTAAACATCTTTCATGGCGTTTACAAACGAGGCCCTTTTTGAAATTTCAAGCTGGACTTCTTGCAGTTCCTTCGAGGCCTTCACGCCCTCGGGGCCGCCCTGTGCGGCTATTTCCTGCAATTTTTTTGCGCGTTCTTTCCTGGCCTCCTGCTGCCCGACAACATCGGCCATTATTTCTTCACGGGTCCTTGTGCTGTGGGACGCCCTTAACTGCTGTTCCATGTACTTTCTCGCGTTGGCCCGTTGTTCTTCGGATGCCTTTTTGCGTGTACGGTTTTCAAGCCAGTTGTACGCCTCGACAAAACCTTCAATGGCTAAAAGGGCTATTCCTATCGGGCCGAGTGCCGTCTTCATTGCGAGACCTATGGACTTCGCTCCTGTTACCGCAATATTCCGGAACCCGGCAAAAGAAAGCGTCATGTTTTGAAACGCCGAACTTCCAACGGCTGCGGCTTTCATGAAGGTGTTTATCAGGGTCACTTGCAAATCGCGGGTTGCAAAGGCGACCACCAAAATAGAAAGGCGGCGAACCCATGCAAGCAGGTCTTCAAAAGGAATGTTGGAAAGCGCGTTGCCGAACGCCTGAACCTTCGCGACAATAGGCGTCCAGTCAAACGCGATTAGAACATCGACGCCCGACTTAAGCAACGGCAAGAAAGCCTCTGCCATGTTCTGCAAGGCGGTCACGAAGTTATCCTTTAGCGTCGAAATTCGACCCTGCAAGGTCTGGCTTTGCGCTTCAAGGTTGCCGTAGAACAGGCCGCCCGCACTTGTGGCGGACTTGAAAGCCAAGGTAACCATGTCGGCTGAAATGGCGCCCTTTTCCATGGCCTTCTTGAGGTCCGCAACGGACATTCCCGTTTGCTTCGAAATTTCGGTAAGCGGGTTGAAGCCCTGGTTGATTAGCTGGAGCAAGTCTTGCCCCATCAAACGGCCCGTGCTTTGAATCTGCCCGAAAACGAGGGCGAGGCCGTTAAGCTTGTTTTGGTCGGCACCGGCAATGTCGCCAAGCATCCTTAATGTTGGTACAACCTTTTCGGACTGCAAGCCAAATGCCTTCAAGGTCTTTGCAGCGCGGGAAAGGCCCAATTTGTCAAAAGGAGTTTTTGCTGCAAAATCCGAAATTTCCTTGATAACAGCAGAGGCGCGTTCGGCACTACCAGTCATGACCTTAAATTCGGCATTCAAGCCTTCCATAGTCATGGCGGCTTCAAGGCCTGTCTTTGCAAGCATGGTAAAGCCAGCGCCGAGAGCGAGACCGCCTACGAAAGTCTTGAAACCCGTCAAGGCCTGCTTTGCCTTGTCGATGCCTTTAGGGTCAACCTGAAAGCCCAAGCGGGTGAAAAGTTCTTCGATAACCATCAGCGTCTCCTTTCGTTCGCTTGCCGCATCTGCTCCATTTGCATCGCCTGGTATGCGTCCGCGGCGGCTTCACAATCGCGGCGCATATCGAGACTGGAATTGAAGT